GGGGAGATGACGCTTACGCCTGGACAGGCGATTGAATCTCTGCTAGAGTTCGCGGCAGTGTCATATTGGCGTGTGTCGAAACTCAAAGAACTTGATATCAACGCCGACATGTACTGCGAAGTCGAAGAAGGCGATGAATCCATCGCTGTTTTGAAAGGCAAAGAGTGAACGAAGTCTACGACAAGTTGTCCTTCCCCTTCCCCGACGAGTCGGTTAAGCAGGTCAAGAAGGGCGCAGCGAAACTCGACTACATTCCGGTCAGCGAGATTGTTAACCGTCTCAACACTGTTCTCGGAGTCGAGAACTGGTCGTTTGAGGTTGTCAATGTCTTCCGTGATCTTACGAACCCGGAGTTCGTTGTGGCTCACACTCGGCTCACAGCCTTGATCGATGGCCGTGAGGTTCGTCGTGACGGTATGGGCGGTCAGAAGACAAACACTAAGAGCGACGGATCGATTCTGGACTTGGGAGACGACTTCAAGGGTGCTGTCTCGGACGGTTTGAAGAAGGCTGCTTCCTCTTTGGGTGTAGGACTCTACCTCTCCCGCGAGATTGACGCCATGGAGGCCGAGCAGGCAATCGAGGCCCCTCAGCCGACAGTGCGTCCGACCGACGAGAAGAACCCCAACTCTGAGGTCGATGCGGCCTACGTCAATTTCCTTTCCCAAGTGAACGGCCTGCCAGCAGAGAAGAAGCCGCTTATCGGTGAGTTCTGGAAGGGATACGGCAACGGTCGCCCGAAGCCGACACGGGCAACGGCAACTCTTGAAGATGTCGAGGCGCTGTCTGCTGAAGTCATCCGACTGACGTTTGACGCTGAAGGTGTTTGAGCCACCCCCATACATGTCGCCGTCGTCTATCGAGACGTTCCGGCAGTGCCCACTGAAGTACAAGCTGTCGCGCATTGACAAACTTGTGGACCCCCCACAGGATTACACGGTGCGCGGCAACTTTGTTCACTCGACATTGGAAGACCTTTTCGCCCTTCCACCAGAGGAACGGACGGTCGGGCGAGCGCGTGTGCTGATGGCTGAGCGTTGGGATTCCGAATATCGAGATAGGTCCGAAGAAGTAACCCGTGACCTCAAGATGATGAAATGGTCATCTTGGTGGTGTATCGAGAACTACTTCCAAATGGAAGACCCTACGGCCATCGAGATAACACCCGAGCAGATCGAAACCGAAATCCCTCTCGTTGAGGTCGCTGGCGTCCCAATCAAGGGGTTTGTTGACCAGTGGCGCATCGAGGATGGCGGGCTGACAGTCCGAGACTGGAAAACCGGAAAGACACCGCGGCCCAAGTATCGTCACGGTAAGTTCATTCAACTTCTGATTTACGCCGACGCTTTGCAGACGATGTTTGATATTCCTGCCAAGAAGTTGAGTCTCTACTTCGTCAAGGACAAAGTGAAGTTGGAGAAGGACGTGGTTGAGGAAGATGTTGCAGAAATGCGCTCAATCGTTTCATCTTCGCATCAAGGCGTTCTGGAACGTTGCCAAAGCGGCGAATTTGAACCTGTCCCCCAGGTTCTTTGCGACTGGTGTTCGTATAAGAGTATTTGCCCGGCGTGGACGTAGAGTACGCCGAACTTGTTCGCCTTGAATTGCGAGGCGAGGCTTCGGTGGAGACCATCGCGTTCTTGAACGGTGATCCTTCTCGTTGGCTTGCAGAGTTGCAGCGCCAATATTTGGAGTCGGAATCCAAGTTGGATCGGCTCAGGGCGGCATATGATGCCGAGATGGCTAAGTACGCCAAGTTGAAGCGTGGCCGTAGGCTGATGGGTAAGGCGACGAACGTATACGCCGACCGTCGTAAGCCGATTGTTTCCTTGATGAACCTCCTGATGGTAAGGATTGATTCGATTGAACGGATCGTCTATTTAAAGAGCGCCGACCCTTCCGAACGTGCTCAAGTCGTGGACTTTCTGCTTCAAGGTATTCAGGAGCACCGGAAGGTTAAAACTGGCGCGGGTGACGACGTTGACGCTAAGCTGTGGGCTCTAATTGATGGACGTTGGATGTTTGAGGGCGAACTATGAAAATCGGAATAGCTTCCGCCGATTGGTCTAGTAGCGTTTTTGACGCCAATGGACATCCGGTGTGGGGTGGAAGTGGATGGGCCAGATGTGGCCAGTATGTCGATCTTCTCCCACATGACGTTGTTGTGGGAACTCTGGTGGGACACGCCAAGAAGCCGATGCTCGGCGTTCGCGAGTACCTGCCCGATCACGACGAAGAGGGAGAATGGAAGGAATGGAACTGGCTGGGTCAGGACCATTTCGACTGTGATGTTCTGATTGTCCAGAGAATCATGTATGAGGGTGCGGCCGACAATATTGCCCGAGCGGTAGCCGGTGGGCAGGTCGTGATCAGTGACGTTGACGACTGGTATTGGGGATTAAGCACACAGAATGCCGCTTTCCTTTCCACTCATCCGAAGATCAACCCGAAGGACAACCTTCATAACTATAAGAGCACCATTGCCCGGTCGTCTTATGTGATGGCCTCTACACCGTATTTGGCGGATCGGCTGAAAGCCTTCACGCGCTGCCCGATAGAAGTTCTCCCTAATACTGTTGACTTCAACAGGTTTAATTTCCGAGAGCAGGCGACAACCCCCACCGTTGGGTGGGCGGGTTCAACATCGCATCGTTCCGGCGATCTGGAGGTTCTTCGCGGAGTCGGCAGCGCCCTTGTCCGCGAGGGTGTACCCTTGGTTCATGCTGGGCATGTTGAGTGGGCTCGTTCGTTCGCTGAAGCGGTAGGTGTTCCGGATGAGCATGTTCGGACCTTACCTTTGGTAGCGCCGGAACGGTATCCGGAGATTCTTCAGTTCGACATCGGGCTAGTGCCCTTAGCCGACGTTCCGTTCAACTTGTCTAAATCCACCATCAAGTCGCTAGAAATGACGGCTGCCGGTATACCCTTCATCGCCTCCAACGTAGGCGAGTACGCCCGCCAGAAGGCCACGACGGGCGCTGGGCGTATGGTCAGGAAGTACAAGGATTGGATGCGCCACATCCGCGACCTGGAAGACGTCTCTGGGCGGGTGGAGGAAGCCGAGTTCAACCGCAAGGCTCTTGACTGCTTCAGTATCGAGAACGGTGTCGCCCGTCTCGATGAGTTTCTTCGCTCTACAGTATGATCCTTAGTTTCGATTTCTGACCGAAACCAAGGTCTGCGATGAAGTTGAATGCTCCAGATGCGGAGTCAACTTGGTCGTCGTGATCGTTGACCTCAGGGAAAGAAGTCAGTTCGTCCAGCCAGGCACCATTCCAGGCGGCACGACATAGGATCACATTGCCCTTACTTGACGCGCTTGCCATCGGGGTTGCCCGAAGCTGCTTGTCGCCTGACGGGCGGATGCCATCGAAATCAAATCCTGGAAGGACGTTTCGGGCGAAGTTGTCGATAGCGATTTTACCGCTTGACCCACCTTCTTGCTCCATCCGAATAGGGGTCATTTTTCCGTCTTGGAGTGCGGTTTGCTGTACGAGTTCTTCTACCTTATTGGGCTTGAGGCGGGCTCGTTGGACGTCCATGACAAACGCCTGCCCCTTGTGGAAGGCCATGAGGGTTCCGACCGTCCAGTCAGGATTCTTGTTTGATTCCGATTCTTCGGTGGCAGCCAAGTCCCAGTAGCGGACAAATTTGGTGGAGGCGTCGAATACCGGCATTTCGTCGCTGCCGATGACAGGGAAATCCTCTCGACGGAACAGTGAGCCTTCGATTGAAGCCCACCAGTCGCCGTCTTCAAGCTGACGTCGCTCCAAAGGCGACAGCATTGCCAAGGTCTGGCGGTAGGACACCTTATCGACGCCAGGGTTGTCGTCTAGACGGGCAGGAACGAAGATGGCACCGTGCTCAGAGCCTTCAACGAGGAACCGTTGACGCACCCAGTTGGGCGCAGGGTTGGATGCGGCGCGCATTCGTAGAGGCACGGAAGCCAGCGGTCCGAAAGCGGGTTTACGTAGACGGGAAGCGATGTATAGATACTGGGATTCACGTAGGTGTGTCACCTCATCGAATCCGGCGAACTGCGCTTCGAAACCCTGGTAACGTAGATGGTCGTTCGGGTTGTTTAGATACCCAAACGAGATTCGGGCTCCACTAGGAAATGTTGCTGTGTGTGTCTGACTGTTCCAACGAACGTCCTCATATTCGCTCATCCACTGGACGAAACGGTCCATGATGGCTCCGGGGAGGGCGAGGTCGGCGTACGTCTTACGGAAGATGATAGCGCTGTAGTCGGGTACATCCGTGTACTGTAGAGCCGCCATAAGAAGCGCCGAACTTTTCCCACCGCCAGCGCTGCCTCCGAAGAGGGCTTCGCGTCCGTTGAATCGGAGGAAGATGTTCTGTTTTAGACTGGGTGTTTCGGGACAGTAGAGGGGAGGTTTGGGTTTGAGGAACTCAAGGACTTTCTCCCACCTTTCTGGATTCTCCGTATCAGCCCTGCTGGGAGTATTTGATGATTCTTTGTCCGTCATGTATCAACCGATGTGATAGGCTTGACCATCATGCGTAGTAGAGCGTTTGCCGCGTACCTCTTGATGGGGCTTTTCGTCATTCTAACATCTTTGGGATTTGGGATGGTGCATCCATCCTGGGGGGTTATCGTCGCTGGTATCGGCTGCGGCATTTATGGTTGGTTGCTAGGTAACACTGGTGGGAGTGAATCCTGATGGCGTGGAACACTACTACAACGAAGGACATTGGTTCCTCCAGCGTTAAGCAAATCGGGTATGGCGCACCAGTTTCTATAAATCCTGGAACGGCTGGACGGCCGTACATGGATGGTTGGGATGTGCGGCGGGCCTACGACGAGGGTATGAGGCGTGTCGTCTGGGTGTATCGGGCGATCGACGTTATCGCATCCAACCAGGCGAAGCTTCCGATGGTTCTTCGCATGAACAACGATCCTGATGGCGAGCTTTACAAGGGTGAAAGTCAACTCTTGGAGATTCTGAACAGCCAGGCCAACATCGGTGAGGATTCGTTCGTCTTCAGATATCGTATCAGCGCCCAGCTACTACTTTCCTCTCGCGGGGTATTCATTGAGAAGATCAGGGGGCGCGGCGGGAAGATCGTCGCTTTAAACATTCTTCCACCGGAATACACGGCCCCTATCCCTGATCCGAGAACCTTTGTGTCCGGATTTGAGGTTTGGATTCCAGGTGGCAACCGGGTGGTTTTGAAGCCTGATGATGTTCTTTGGATTCGCAAGCCTCACCCACTCGACCCGTACCGCTCGTTGACGCCGATGGAATCTGCCGGTATGGCTATCGACATCGAGAATCTAGCGAAGGCGTACAACAGGAACTTCCTGATCAATGACGGCCGTCCAGGGTTGCTGCTCATCGCCAACGGCGAGGTGGACGAGGATGACCGTCATGAACTTGAGGCCAGGTTCCGTGGTGGGCCGACCAGGGCGGGTAACGTAACGGTTCTTGGTATTGAAGGTGGGATGACGGCCATCGACATGGCGGCATCGATCCGTGATGCTTCATACGTTCAGATGCGTGACATCACCAAGAATGAAATCCTTGCCGCCTTCGGTGTTCCGGAATCTCTGACTGGCAACGTTGGGGATAAGACGTTTGCTAATGCCGGTGAAGAGATTCGTGTGTTTTGGCTTGAAACAATGGAGCCGCACCTCGTTCTTCTGGCGAAGTCATTCGACAAGCTTGACGACAAATACTATGTCGATTTCAACACTGATGAAGTGCCGATCATGGTTCTCATCAAGCAGGAACGCCAGAAGTTCAAGCTTGAAGAGTTCAAGTCTGGCGCAATCAGTGTTAATGAGTACCGTATTGCGACTGAGCGTAAGGAAGCGCCATCTGATCTTGCCGATTCGCTTCTACTCAATCCGAACCTCACTCCGATTGCTAACACGAAGAAGAAGATGGAGCCCGTTCAGCAGCCGACTGCCGCTCCTGGCGGTGCGGCGGTTCCTCCAGGGAATGAAGGCACTCCAGCCCTACCTGCCGCCGAGTCCGGCCAGGAGGTTCCCACGAACGTACCAGCGGGACCAGTTCCAGCTATTGAGGCTTCACTTGCTCCGGGAAGTATCAGCGTGAAGCATCGCACGGTTGGTGAACTTGCGGCTCTTCTTGAAGTACCGGAACTCCCATCCGAACATGAAGTTAAGTCGGCTGGCGGCATCTACATTTCGTCAAACCGATGACTTACGCCGCCCTGAATCATTAAAATGATAGAGTTGAGATTATGACGACATTGGAACGAAGCGACATTCAACCCGATGACTTGACTGTCAAGTCGCTGCCCGGTGGGCAGGTGTCGGTTGACGATGCTCAAGGGATCGTTGAGTTCTTTGCTTCTGGTATCGGAAACAAGGACGGCGTGGGCGACATCGTTATGCCCGGAGCGTTTTCCAACAGCCTCAAGCGTCGCAAGCCTCGCGTTGTCTGGGGTCACGACTGGAACCATCCAATCGGTAAGGTTCTAGAGATTTTCGAAGTAGGTCCTGGCGATCCTCGACTGCCAATTAAGATGAAGGCAGCAGGTATCGGCGGTCTTTTCGTTAAGGCTCAGTTCAACCTCAAGTCTGAGCGTGGTCGTGAAGCCTTCGCTAATGTCGTGTTCTTCGGTGATGAGCAGGAATACAGCATTGGGTATAAGACGCTCGACTCGGAGTTCAGCACGGAGAAGCGTGCCAATCTCCTGAAAGAGCTAGAGCTTTTCGAAGTTTCTCCCGTCCTGCACGGCGCAAACAGCCTGACCGGAACCATTGCTTTCAAGTCTGCGGACTCTGAAGATGTGTCTGATGAGCAGATTAAGCGTGGCCTTTCCATGCTGAAGGTCTTCTCCGATGAAAACGAAGACTGGGTGCCTGAAATCCCAGAGGGCGTAAAGCGTCAGTTCACTGAAGAGACTCGCCGCAACATGGCCGACCGTGGGCAAGCCATGGACGACGGCAGCTATCCGATTGCCAACGAATCCGACCTCCGGAACGCCATTCAGGCGGTCGGTCGGGCGAAGGACATTGACGCCGCCAAGCGACACATCAAGAAGCGTGCACGCGCCTTGGGTCTCACGGATGTTCTTCCCGACGACTGGAAGTCCATCGAAGTTGATGTTGAGGAAAAGGTTTCCTTGACGGACATTCCGGGCGCTGAAGGCAATACAAGCCGAGGTGAAGTCCTTGGCGGGCGAGGGCCACGCCGCGGAAACCTGGAAGACCTTCTGAATTACTGGCGTCCGATCATGAAGCGCCCTGGTGGCTTGCGTCGGTG